TCGAGTACCCTAAATTTTTTAAAAGCATATAAAGAAAAACAAGTACCTGACTTTGAATTGTCCTGCCCACTTGAATTGTTACAATCTCAATATCACGCAATGAGAAGTTATTTAAAAATTTTAGAAACTCGTGCAAAATTCGAAAGAATTGATCTTATCGAGAAAGAGAAAATATATACAGTAGAAATCCCGGTAGGTGATGGTTTCTTTCAAACTTTGTGCCAAAGTGGCAACGGAAATCTGTGTTTAAGTGATCATAAATATTTATCGCTTGAAAAATTACGAAAACATAATAGTTATGTTCCTGGCGGGCTTACCGAGAAAAAAATAAAAAATTCTACTGTAGCATGGGCGTGGCAATTTGCGAAAGAGGTAGAAGATGATTGAATTCTTTTTACCTATGCAAAAAATTCCGACTACGACTCACCAACAAAAAAAGGTAAACGTGAGATTTGGGAAGCCAATCTTTTATGAGCCAGAGGAGTTGAAAAATGCCAGAGCAAAATTTGAGAGCTTGCTCGCGCAGTATGTGCCTCCTGATAAAATTAAAGGAGCCGTTCGACTGACAGTCAAGTGGTGCTTTCCTCGTATCAAAAGAAGATACGACGGCCAGTACAAGACCACGAAGCCAGATACGGACAATCTGCAGAAGCTACTCAAGGACTGCATGACGAAACTTGGATACTGGCAAGACGATGCACAAGTGGCCAGCGAGATTGTCGAAAAGTTCTGGGCGGATACAGTCGGGATCTATATCAAAATTGAGGAATTGCCATGAAAATCAATTATATTGATTTCTTCAGCAGAGTTATTCCGGAATGGATGGCGCGTAGTAATCAGAAAAGTCAAGAAGTCGGTTTCGGCTCAGATGCTTATTGGCTATGGGCAGTGTCGTCTATCGGAGAAATTTGTAAACAATACAATGATGATGAGCTGGTGACGGAGCAGTTCAGCCTGCTCTTTAACTGGCTTGAGAAACAAGCAGGAGAAGATAAAAGAAAATGAATAAGCATGAATTGATAAAAAAATACGAGACAAAGGGAGAACAACTTAAAGAGCTTCCGGTTGTCGCAATTGGAGATGTTTTAAAGAATCTTCGAGAACTAGACGAACCAGAAAAAATTCAAATCCCGCAGTTCGTGGCGGATTGGATTGAGTATTGTAAATTTACTCACGTTAATTTGCAACACGCTTTGATTGTTGGTGATGTATATTTTTACAACTACGCAAACCAAAAAGATTTTTCAAAACTAAAAGAATTTTTAGAAACTGAAAACAACCAAGCGACTTTCGCTCGAGCGTGGCTTGACGGCTACGAGGTCGAGAAAGAGAAAAAATACAAAATTACACTTCTAAACCGAAACGACGGGGACTTATATCTCGTCAACCAAAATGCTGACTTAGCAGATAAATACGGACATTTTTCTCCCGTAGTGCTCCTTTTTACAAAAGGGACTAATTTCTCAGAAAAGTGCTATAAACTCACGAAAAAGGAAGTAGTTTCGCATGATTTCGGCTGGGTATTCGATTGTCCAGGAATCAAGATCGAGGAGGTGGGAGAAGATTGACAATCAATATCAAGCAACGACTGAAGGCTTTACAGTACATCGATATCAAAGCGAAGTCGAAGCACCAGGAAATTATCAGCTTAAAGTCTGGAATTTTACGAGGGCAACAATTTGACAATATGCCGAAATCGAAGAATAACAAAAACCAATCAGAAGAATTGAATGTGCTGATTATTGATAAATCAGAACAACTGTATCAGGAAATTCAAGGTTTGTATAAAGAGCGTGATGAGTTGATTCAAGCAATCGAATCGTTAGATGATCCAGTAGAAAATATCGTGATGCGGTTGTTTTACATCGATGGAATGACATGGAATGAAGTAGGGGCTAAGCTAAAATACAGTAAAGGGGCTATTCAAAAAATCAGAAAATCTGCCTTTGGGAATTTATCTAAAAAATGTGAACAAAGTGAACTAAAGTGAACTTTTAAAGTGATATTATGGTATTGTCAGCAAGTACGGTAAAGCGGACTGATGACTCCTTTAATGTTTAACGGTATCAGGGGGTAGAAAGCTGGTGATTTCCTCTTTGTATTATTAGTTTAATCCCTGGTGCCGTTATTTAGATTTTTAGTGTAGTGGTAACACGACAGACTCCAAATCTGTAAACGTGGGTTCGATTCCTGCAAAGTCTGTGAGAGGTCTAATAAAAGTCACACAATCGTGTGGCTTTTTGTGTCGTGAAAAAAACGGAGGTGATGGAAAATCGCTAAATTAACTTTAAAACAACAGAGATTCGCTGACGAGTACATCATCAGCGGGAATGCGACAGATGCAGCTATTAAGGCAGGATATAGCTCTAAATATGCTAATACAAACGCATCTAAGTTACTACAAAATACTACAATCAAATCTTATATCGACGAAAGACTGGCTCAGCTTGCGTCTGAGAAGATTGCAACACAGGAAGAGGTGCTTACTTACCTAACTTCAGTTATGCGAGGAGAAACGCAAGAACAAACCTTGATTAGTATTGGAGAACTAGGTCAAACGATTACGGATATTGATGTCGGTGCGAAAGATCGAATCAAAGCGGCTGAACTCCTTGGAAAACGTCACAGGCTTTGGACGGATAAAGTAGAGGCTGATATTTCTGGAACGGTGGTATTTGCGAATGAATCCGAAATACCAGATTAAGTCAAGCGATGTCATTGTTGACCTGCCTAAGACAGTAGGCGGGGGATATGGTCAGTTCTGGCGCTCACGGAATTTCTACCGCGTTGTGAAAGGTTCGCGCGGTTCAAAGAAATCGAAGACGACAGCGCTGAACTTTATAACGCGTATCTTGAAATATCCTTGGGCTAACTTGCTTGTGGTTCGTAGGTATTCGAATACGAACAAGCAATCGACTTACACGGATTTTAAGTGGGCAGCTAACCAACTGAAAGTCGCTCATAAGTTTAAATTCAATGAGTCGTTGCCTGAAATAACAGTCAAAGAGACAGGTCAAAAGATTCTTTTTCGTGGTTTGGATGATGAACTTAAAATCACATCTATTACAGTTGATGTTGGTATTTTATGCTGGGCATGGTTTGAGGAAGCTTATCAAATCGAAACTGAAGACAAGTTCAGTACAGTAGTCGAGTCTATCCGTGGTAGCTTAGATGTACCTGATTTCTTTAAACAAATCACGGTCACATTCAACCCGTGGAATGAGAGGCACTGGCTCAAACGTGTCTTTTTTGATAAAGAAACTCAGAGAGCAGATACGTTCGCTACTACAACTACTTATCGATGCAATGAATGGCTTGACGAAGTCGATATCAAGCGATATGAGGATTTGTACCAAACGAACCCTAGGCGTGCGAGAATCGTGTGTGATGGTGAGTGGGGAGTTGCTGAAGGGTTGGTGTTCGAAAATTATAGCGTCCGTGATTTTGATATACAAGACACGATTAAACGAGTAGGTGAAACAGCTGCAGGTCTTGACTTTGGTTTTACACACGACCCAACCACTTTTCCTCGTTTGGCTGTGGATTTGGATAAAAAAGAGTTGTGGATATATGCAGAACATTACGAGCATGCTATGACCACAGAAGATATTTACCAGATGATTGCTAAGAACGATATGCTAAACGCTGAAATCACGTCAGACAGCGCAGAACAACGATTGATAGCGGAGTTGAGGTCGAAGGGCGTTAGAAGAATACAAGCGTCCGTGAAGGGAAAAGGCTCAATCAATGCCGGTATAGACTTTATGAAGCAATTCAAAATCTATATCCACCCGTCTTGCGAAAAGACGATAGAAGAATTTGATACGTACATCTACAAGCAAGATAAAGACGGCAATTGGTTGAATGAGCCAATTGATGCAAACAACCACGTTATCGATGCAATTCGATATGCTTTGGAAAAATATCACATCGAAAGAAAATCGACACAAGATCGCATGAAGAATGCGTCTTATTATTTCAGGAGGTAAAATTGGAAGTTAAATTCTTAAACGGCACGCGCTTTGACAGCAAGTCAAATGAGCATTTTATGATGATGACGGAAGACTTCGAAGTCATCAAATACGGTTCTGATAACTGGATTGAGCAGTTGAAGCGTTACGTAAATCGTCACAAAGCAGAGCAACAACCGCGATTAAAAGAGCTGAAACGTTACTACAAAGGTGATAATAATATCAAGTATCGACCTGCTAAAACGGATGAAACTGCTGCAGATAATCGAATTTCTAGTGACTTCGCTAAGTACATCACCATTTTTGAACAGGGGTACATGCTGGGGAATCCGGTCGAGTATAAAAACGAAGACGAAACAATACTTGACAATATCAAAGACTTCTCTGCTAAAAACAACGAGAAAAAGCACAACTCTTCAATCAAGAAAGACTTGTGTGTGTATGGACGTGCTTATGAGCTTTTGACTGTAACGAATCGGGATGGCAAGGCTTGGGTCAAGCTGTACAAGTTAAAACCAGAAGAGACTTTTGTTATTTATGATGATACATACGAGCAAAACTCGCTCATGGCCGTGAACTACTACGATATTGACTATGGGGACAGCAAGCGTAAGACAATTATCAAAGTCTATACCGCAGATCGTATTTATAGCTATGAGTGGAAATCCACAGATAACGATAAAATGGCGCTCAAGGACGAGCAAGAACATTACTTTAAAGCTGTACCAGTCAATGAGTACAGCAACAACGAGGATCGTTTAGGTTCTTATGAGTCGGTTTTGGATAACATAGATGCTTACGACTTATCACAGTCTGAGCTTGCCAATTTTCAGCAAAATAGCAACGACGCTATCTTGATGATCAAAGGCAATCCATACACGGGAGCTGAAGAAAATGATTTTTTGGAAGACGGGCGAATCAATCCAAACGGTCGGCTGTATGTGTCGCAAGCTTATAAGAAAGCGCAAGTTCTCATCTTGGATGACAACCCGAACCCGAGTGGAGCGAATCCAGACGCTAGCTATTTAATCAAGTCGTATGATAGCGAAGGCGCAGAGGCATACAAGAAACGCTTAGTCAATGATATTTTGCGTTTTACTTTCACGCCGGATACGCTCGATAACAACTTTGCTGGTACGCAATCAGGCGAGTCAATGAAGTACAAGCTCATGGCCAGTGATAACTACAGAGAGCAACAAGAAGACCTGTTTGAAGCTGGACTTATGCGTCGTTTGCGTTTAGCAGTGAATATCTGGAAAATTCAAGGCAACGAAAACACAGCTTACGAACTCATCAATGAAACATCTGTGGTCTTTAGTCCCAACGTTCCACAAAATGAAAAAGAAATCGTTGAGATGATTAAGTCGTTGTACGGAATTGTCAGCGATCAGACTATTTTCGAATTGCTGAACCAAGTGACGGGAGTAGATGCTGCAGATGAGATGAAGCGTTTGAAAGAGCAAGAAGCTTTAGAACAACCAGAACCACGACTAGAACCAGTAAATGAGGTGGTCGATGATGAACAAGAAAACGAATCTAAACCATCTTGATTACTGGTCAGAACGCTCAGATGAAATTTTTCGTTATCTGGACAGAAAAGATATTGATTTTTTTGCGGAATTAAATAAAGTCTATCAAGATCAAGCTAATGAAATGCAAAAAGCTTTTTATGACTTTGTTAGCAAGTATTCTGAGAACGGCTCAATGAGCTATCAGGAGGCGCTACAGCGACTGAAAGGCACCGACCTGTCAGATTATCGGGCAAATGCCAAGAAGTATCGTGAGCAGGCCGAGAAAGACCCAGAATTGCTTAAAAGGTTGAATGAGCAGTATACAACCGCACGCGCTACAAGATTAGAGTCATTGCAACTTGATATGCTTTTTCGCGCAGGCATTGCAAGAGAAATCATTGCTGAGAAGTTTGAAAGTTATTTGCAAAAAATGGCTCTCATGGGCTATAAAAAGGCCATGAGCGGTCGGACTGGTACAATCAACGAGCCTGCTTTAAAAGAATTGGTCAGAGCTCCATTTAATGGCTACAACTATAGTCAGCAATTGTGGGGGAATACAGGCAATCTTGTCAAAGATTTAAAAAAAGTCCTGAAGGCTGGTTTTGTTCGTGGAGATCACCCTCGTACTATGGCGCGTGATTTGGCGCAGAAGTATAAAGTAGCCAACAGCCGAGCTGAAACGCTCGTCAGAACAGACGGAACTATGATTGTCAATCGTGCTGCTATCCAACGTTACAAGGATGCGGGACTTAAATACTATCGAATATTGGTTCATCTGGACAATCGGACAACTGAAATCTGCAAGAAAATCCACGCAGAAGATAAGCGGTATCTGATTGATGAAATGCAAGCAGGGGTAAATGCTCCGCCATTTCACTTCAATTGTCGGTCGGGCGTGATACCAGATGAGGAAGAATTGAACGGAAGTGTTGAAAATAATTCGGATGAAGTGTATAATTTAAGTATAAGGGGTGATACAGCCGAATACTACAGCAAACAACTTTTGGATCGAATTTCAAAGTTTGAGCCAAAAATTACAAGCGATATGCAACGTATCACTGGAAGAAACGAACTGGCGGGTCTTGAATTTCGAAAGAAAACAGCTGAGTCATTAGCTCGTAAAATTACAACAGATAGCCAAGCTGAAAATATAAGTTTATCAAAAGCTGCAGGTAAAATTAATGACGCTTTGCGGTATACAACTATTTTCGATTCTGATACTTTTGCAAAAGAGTATTTAAAGATGAAACAGGAGCTTATTGCAGAGGGTTATAAAGTTGTTAAAGTAAAAAATACTTGGCTAATAGATGGACCATATAAAGGCGTGAATACAGTCGTTGAAAAAGATGGTATCAACTTTGAAATGCAGTATCATACTAAGGAAAGTTTTGATTTAAAGAACGGTCCATTACATGAGCTTTATGAGAAGTATCGTGATACGAGTGCATCTGATCAAGAGCGCATGAAATTATTTAAAGAAATGCTTGATTTAAGTAATGGGCTTGAGATTCCTAAAAATATAGAGAGGGTGAAGTGATATGAAAAATATTAAATACTACCACACAACGACTAACAATCCTCAAGTACTTCGTTTGATTGATGGTGTCATGCAAGTTTTTGACATTGAAAAAAAGTGGGTTGATAGCATTGATTGGTTTAATAAAATATTTTTCAATGACTTTACGGATTTTGAAGAAATTTCAGAAAATGATGCATTTGCTTATATTGGCAGGATGGTAGCGGCATGATTGATATTGCCTTAGCTATCGCTAAAAAAGCACATGCAGGGCAGGTAGATAAAGCGGGTGTTGATTACATACAGCATCCTCTCTATGTGGCCAGCCAAGTCAAAACTGAACAAGAAAAAGCTGTCGCTCTTTTGCATGATGTGATTGAGGATAGTGATGTAACTACTGATGATTTATTGGCGTCGGGTTTGTCAAATGAAGTTGTTACAGCGGTACAAATTTTGACAAAGAAAAAAGGTCAAAGTTATCAAGAATATCTTGAAAAAGTGAAATCAAATAATTTAGCAAGAGTTGTAAAACTTGCAGATTTGAAACACAACTCAGATTTATCGCGTTTGAAATCTGTTACTAATACAGACTACGAGCGTGTTAAAAAATATAAAAATGCAATTCGTTACTTAAGCACTTAGAATAATCTAGGTGCTTTTCTTATGAATCAGAAAGGAGTAGAAACATGTTTATTTGGAATTTGGTATCTATCACGGCAGGCGTAATCGTCCTGCTCGTTTTATTAGTTGTAGGTTATTCAATTATCAGTGGGATGATTGACGGAATTAAAAAACCAATGAAAGAAAGTGATCTAGAATCTTGACTGGCAGGAATAGACTGCTATAAATCACTGTAAATTGCTATAAACCGTGTCGAATTCGATGCGGTTTTCTTATGCTCTAACCGTATGGAATCCCGTACGGTTTTTATATTGTCCAAACTGTGCCGATGACAATAAAAGCTGTACTGTTCCGTCGCCGGACGTAAAGCGAGATTATCGAGTGGCGACGTAATCGCTGGAGGACAATCATGTCAGAAGAAATTAACGGAACTGTATCTATTGAATCAACTGAGACTGTCGACACTCAGAGCGATACAGTAGAAACAGAATCAAATGCAGGTAGCGAGAAGCACGAACGCACTTTTACCCGCGCTGAAATTGGCAAGATGTTAGCTGCCGAACGCGCCAAGTGGGAAACTGAGCAAGCTACAGCACTTGAACAGGCTAAAAGCGAAGGCGAACGACTAGCTAAGCTGACTAAGGACGAACGCGCTAGAGAGGAAGAAGCGAAACGAATCGCTGAATTGGAAAAGCGTGAGCAGGATATAGCTGAACGTGAGATGAGACTAGCAACACAATCGCTCTTGGCAGACGAAGGGTTACCACAAGAATTTTTGGATCATGTGCTAGCTCCGACTGCTGAAGAAGTGAAAGCTAAAATCACAGCTTTGCGAACTGTATTTGATAGCGAAGTTGAAAAGCGCGTAAACGAACGACTAGTTCAAAGCGCGCCACGTCGTGGTACTACAACAGGAATCACGAAAGAACAAATTATGGCAATTGAGGACACTAACAAACGTCAGGCCGCGATTGCTGAAAATATTGATTTATTTAGAAAGGGCTAGAATATGGCTGAACAAAAACTAACTACTATGGCTGACTTGGGCGAAATCAAGTCTATTGATTTTGTTAACAAGTTTTCCAAAAACATCAACGACTTGCTGACACTTTTGGGCGTCACACGTCGTCAAGAACTCACAAACGATCTCAAAATCCAAACTTACAAATGGACTACTGATGTGGATGCAACGAATCCAGGTGAAGGCGAAGATATTCCTTTGTCAAAAGTGGTTCGTACGAAAGGTGATCCCTATGAAGTGGCATGGTTCAAAAAACGTCGTTCAGTATCTGCTGAAACAATTGCACGTCACGGAGCATCTGTTGCAATCACAGAAGCTGATACACGTTTGATGCGTGAAATCCAAAACGGAATCAAAAACCAATTCTTCACATTCTTGAAAGCAAATCCAACCAAAAATAAGGGCAAAGGCTTGCAAGGTGCGCTTGCTCAAGCTTGGGCTAAAATTGCAACATTTAACGAGTTCGAAGGTTCACCTATCGTTTCATTTATCAATCCGCTTGATGCAGCTGAATATCTTGGTGATGCAGGTGTTGGTGCGAATGCATCTAATGTATTTGGTTTGACATTGCTCAAAAACTTCCTTGGTATGCAAAACGTGATCGTAATGAACGGTGTGCCAGAAGGTAAAGTTTATACAACGGCAATTGAAAACCTTGTATTTGCTAACTTGAACGTTGCAAACGGTGATCTTGGTGGATTGTTTGCGGACTTTACAGACGAAACTGGTTTGATTGCAGTCGCTCGTGACCGTGCTTTGAAAAACCTCACTTACGAATCTGTATTTTTCGGCGCTAACGTACTCTTTGCCGAAATTCCTCAAGGTGTCGTAGAAACGACTATCGAAAAGGCGGCTCCTGCAGCAGTGCCTGGAGGCTAATCAATGACGGCGGTTGATACAAATGAGATTTTAAAAGAAATCAAATTATTAAAAGGGGTAAGCGATACTGCGCAGGATGACTTGCTGAATTTGACCATCAAAGAAAGTATTGAGCGCATCCTTGCCTTTGTCAATCGCTACTCCGAAACATCAATTACGGAAATTCCAAGCAATGCAGCCTACATCGTCCGTGATGTGGCAGTGAAACGATTTAATAAACTGAACTCTGAAGGAGCTAAAGCTGATAGCGAGGAAGGACGCGCCTTCACTTGGGAAGACAATTATCTATCCGAAGATGATAAGCAGGTCCTTATTTCTCTTGCTACGAAAAGGCGAGCTCGAGGAGTCGCACGCTTCATTTAGGAGGTGATTCTATGATTTATAACCAAAGAGTCATTTTAATCAAAGAAGTAGAGCCTAAGGACGAGCTTTTCGGGGATATGGCTCAAAACGAAATTGGCCCTCTGCCATGTCAGGAAAGTTCTCTGACGAATGCAGAACAGATCGGTATTTTTGGAAAGTACAACCTGAATAGCTTCAAGTTACATCTTCAAGGAATCCATAATGATTTCTCTGAGGTTGTTTACAAAGGCAAACGTCGTAGCATCCAATGGAAGAAATATCACAAAAATAGCACGGTGATTTATCTATGAGCATAACTTATCGTGTGAAAGGATTGGATAAATTTCTGCGCGAGACGCAGAGAAAAGGACGACAAGCCCCTATCGCTGTTGATAGAGAATTGAATCGTTCCAGTCTACGTGTTGAGCGTTTGGCTAAATTGTATGCTCCTTGGGATACGGGTTGGTTAAGCGAAAGCATATACTCGATGCAAGAAAAAATACTAGGTTATCAAGTCATTTCACCTGTTTTTTATTCGATATATGTCGAGTTGGGAACCCGCAAGATGATGGCCCAACCGTTCATGGAGCCAGCGTTGAAAGAAGAACATCCAAAATTGATGAATAACCTTAACAAAATGTTTAGGAAGTAGGTGGCGATGAATTCTCCAACAACCAAACTATTAAACAGCTTAAGAAGTAAATTGGAACCCTTGAACGTTCCAATCCATTTCAAGTTACCTACCGCGTCCGTAGCCGAGCCTTTTTTGGTGATCGGAGGAATTACATCTGATACATCGAAAACGGCGCAGACGGGGCTTGTAATCGAAGATAGCACGGTTCAGATTGACATTTACCTACCTGGTAATAAAAGTCGAGCATATGCTGAAGATGTAAAGTCACAAGCTATTCGATTGCTAGGACGTAATACAAGAACTACTTCAACTATATTGATGGATAACTCAATCGGTCGAGAGGTCTATCATATCGTCATTAAAACGACCGAAACGATATTATAAATAAGGAGGTCCTAACTAAATGACTGAAAAAGGACAAGTGAAAATTACAACCGCAAAACCAATCGTTGGTAAGAAAGTATTTTACTTCATCCAATCGATTCACGCTGAAAAAGGCGAGGGAGCATTGCTTCCTGCTTACCGTACAGACGGAACAACTACTCTTGGTGGTGAATACCAGGATGAGCAAACACAACAAGGTCGCTTGCTTGAAAAATCAAGTGATGAGCATTCAATCGAATTGACTCAATACTTTGCTCCGATGGATCCATCAATTAACGTTGTCTTAGACGCTCAAGCCAAGGGTGAGTCAATTAAGATTTGGCGCGTCATTGTTGACGAGAGTGTCAAAACTCAAATCGGAGAAGATCCAAATAAAAAGGATGCTTACCCTGCTAAGTTTGGCTATGCTAAAATCACTGATGATGTCGAATTCAACGATGGAGTAGAAGAATTCGTTGAGCTTTCATACACTGCTGGTATCGTTGGCCGTCTTCAGGATGGTAAATTCCCACTTTCTGCTGAGGAATTGGCTGTGTTGAACAACATCTACGCTTACCAAAATCCAGGCGAAACTACAGGCGACTACGATAACATCCAGCGCTGATCTGTCTAAGAAGGGTGACTGTCAAAGGTCACCTTTTTATTTTGTTTGTAAAAGGAGTATATACACATGGAATTTAATGTTGCAAAAAAAATCGTTGAAATCAAATTTGATTATCGCTTAATGTTCAAGATTGACAAAGATATGGCGACTAAAGATGCAAATGGCCAGTCCGCGGGAAATGGTGTTGGTGCGCTATTTTTCAAAATTGTCAATCGTGACGACCAAGGGATTGTTGATTTGATTCAATATTGTGCAAGTAAAAAAGGTAAAGCAGTGTCTGAAGATGAAGCTTTAGCAGCTATTGAAGCGCGATTTGAAAAATCGGCAAGTGATGATCCTCAGGAAGAACTATTTCAGGAAATTGAAGAAGAAATGGTGCAGTCAGGTTTTTTCAAGAAGAAGATTTTGAAATATATCGAAAGCATGAAACTTGGACAAGAGTTGGCACAAGCTCAAGCGGAAGCTGGGGATCAAACAGCAGAAGCTCAAGTCAAAGCAATTTCAGAAATTATTGGCAAGATGGAAAACGCGGTATCTTAACAGAATGCGCCAAGCTCGGTCTTACTGATCAAGAAACTATTTTGTCTTGTAATAAGTGGGAGCTTGATGCAATTTTGGAAGGTCTTTACTACAAACAAATCGAAGAGCGTGAAGCTCTTTCAGGTCTAGCTCTTGAACTGAGATATACATTGAATGCCAAAAAAGTCGATGCGAAGAAACTCAGTAAAAAGAGAGATAAGGACAAAGTTCGAAGGATTTTCCATCCAGACAAAAAGAAAGAAATCAAAAACAAAAACGACTTTGTGGCATTGCTTGAAAAAGCAAGTCAGATGTTTGCAAATAGAAATTAGAAACAGAAGGAGGTGGATGTATGAGTTTTGACGGTTCTATTTACGCTTATATTGGGGCAGATACTAAAGATTATGAAAAATCAATGAATGAAATTGTATCAAATACAAAAAAAGCGTTCGATGATGCGCAAAAAGCTGCGGTCAATAGTTCAAATCAAATGATTCAAAAAATTGGTCAATTGATGAATGAGCTCGCAACTTCAAATGCTTCAATCGGTCAAAAAATAGGCCAAGGATTCAAAGGCGGTTTAAGTATCGCTCTGGGTGAAATCCAACGTATTGCATCCAATATTGGGCAGCGTTTGCCAGAGCCCATAAGGAAAGGCTTTTTAAATGCGTATCTGAATATTAAATCAGTTTTAGGGCTGATGAAATCAGATCTTTCCGCTTTAGGAGGGCATGTTAGTACTGTAGCTGGTAAAATCAACGCAACTTTGGCCAAGGCCTTTCAGTTTGATTTAACCAAGGCTATTAAAAGCCCGAAAGCAATGTTTGTTGAGCTAAATGGTGCGGCAGACGCTTTCGCAACAGGTTTTGCTGCTAAAATCCACAAAATCGGAAGTGTTTTTACTAATCTTTCCAGTCACTTCCCAGGGCCTTTTAGTAGAGCTTTCGACAGTATCGGTACGTCTCTGGCTGGTTTTGAAGCGCGTGTACTGGCAGTAGGTGGTAAAATTACCAGCGCATTAGGGAATCAAGTGCTGAATCCTATTATGCAAAGCTGGTCTAGTCTTTTTACTGGTTTAACAGCTAAAGCGAATAGTTTTGCGGACCGCATAAGCAATACCCTAGGCGGTAAAATTGTCAGCAAAGTCAGCACTTTATCTAGCAAAATTTCAAGTGGGCTTGGCAATGCTTTTCAACAAGCAGGTAGTAAAGCTACTAACGTTTTGATGGGGATTGTGAATCACACGAATCAAGCGGCCTCCGCTACAAGCAATCTCATCAAGACGGCTTTGGGCATTTCTGCAGCTTATGTAGGATTTAACTTTATCAAGAATGCAATTGGTGGTGCCATTACCAAATCAGCAGACTTTGAAGCTCGCATGAGTAGTATCAAAGCGGTTACTGGTTCTAGTGCTGAAACGATGAAGCAGTTCCATGATGCAGCAATTAAAGCGGGCGCTGATACAGCATTTTCTGCTACTGAAGCAGCGGATGCCATTGAAGAATTGGCGAAAGCTGGGGTATCTACCAAGGACATCTTAAACGGCGGTCTAACGGGTGCTTTAAACTTAGCAACTGCAGGCGAGCTTGACCTGAAAGAAGCGGCAGAAATTGCATCTACAGCATTAAATGCATTTAAAAAAGATAATCTATCAGTAGTTGATGCGGCTAATCAATTAGCAGGCGCGGCAAATGCGTCGGCTACTGATGTCCATGAATTGAAGTACGGACTTTCCATGGTTGCGCCAGTCGCTTCAGGTTTAGGCCTATCATTCCGCGATACAACAAATGCTCTTGCAGTGTTTGCTCAAAACGGTCTTAAAGGTTCTGATGCGGGTACATCACTCAAAACAATGCTGATGAACTTACAACCTCAAACTAAAGGGCAATACAATGCAATGAGGCAGTTAGGTATCATTACAGAAGATGGAGCAAATAAATTCTTTACTGCTGAGGGTAAGGTAAAATCATTTGCAGAGATTTCCCAAGTGCTTAAAGATAGCTTGAGCGGATTGACACAACAACAGCAACAACAAGCCTTGAAGACGTTGTTTGGTACAGATGCAGTTCGTGCAGCAACTATCGCGATGAATGAGGGTGCTGACGGTGCTAACAAGATGCAAGCAGAAATCAGCAAGGTTACTGCTGCGCAGGTTGCTGCCGAAAAGCTTAACAACTTAAAGGGTGCTGTTGAAGGTCTAAGCGGGTCGTTTGAGACTCTACAAATCAAGCTCGGAGAATCCGTCTTGCCACTCTTTACTACGATTGTAAAATACGTGGATAAGTTAGTTGATAAATTTGGCCAATCTAAAGCGCTTCAAAACTTCACTGATGCAATGGCGAACATCAATCCAGTCTTAGACCATTTCTTGAATGGTACGAAGTTAGCTGATGGTGTCATGGATAAATTCACTAGTTCTATGGCATCAGCCACACCTATTTTAAGCCTGGTCGGTGGATTGCTAGCTTTTGGTCCTGCTACTAAGGGCTTGACAAAATTGACAGGTATATTAGGTGGTTTAGGTGGTAAGATTGGTGCTTTTGGATCAATTATAGGTAGCGGCTTTAGTTCAGCGTCTGGATATGTAGAGCTATTTACATCTAAACTTAGCGGTTTGCCTGGTGTTTTAGGTAATGCTGCCTCAAAAGGGTTGTCTGTTGTTTCAATGATGTCGCAAGGCATTGCGTCGGTCATGAGTGTAGCTTTGGCTGCTATCGGTCCAGCTGCTATCCTTGGTTTAGTCGTGGCTGGTTTGGGCATCATCAACAATCAATTCGGTGCCCAAATAGACCAGTTATTAAATACAGTAACGACTAAAGGACCTCAAATCATTCAAAATCTTGTGTCAGGGATAACCAGTCAAATTCCTGCTTTAATAGCATCTGGAGCTGATTTGATTGCTAAATTTGCCAGCGCTTTTGCAACCATGTTTCCTGTCTTGGTACAGGCTGGTGTTGATTTGATTGGTAGTTTGGTTCAAGGAGTAGGGCAGAACGCTACATCTCTAATCGGTTCAGCAGTGACTGTGATTGGAACATTTGTACAGTCTATTGCTAGTGCAGTTCCGCAGTTACTGGGTATGGGTGTTGAATTGCTAGCAAATCTGGTGCAAGGTATCCTTAACAATCTTCCACAAATTTTGCAATCAGCTCAACAGACCGTTACGACCTTCTTGGTAGGCCTTGGTCAACAAATGCCAAACATTATCCAGAATGGTATCCAAATTTTACAGAATCTTATTAACGGTATTGTTCAATCATTACCAACGATTTTGCAAATCGCAGTACAGGTTATCACATCCTTTATCCAAGGCTTGGTCTCTAACTTGCCTGCGATTATTAGTGGCGGTATACAGCTGATTGTATCTCTAGTTCAAGGAATTATTAATAATCTTCCGCAGATTGCTCAATCTGCTGCCCAAATCATCGGCACATTAGTCACAGGGTTAGCAAGCTCAATTCCTCAACTCATACGTGGTGGTATTGAACTAGTTGCAAAACTAGTGGTCGGTTTAGTAGCTGGTTTGCCAAAAATTCTTGAAGCTGGGGCGAATATCATTTTTGAACTAGGTAAGGCGATGTTAACAGCCGTTCCTGAAGCAATCAGTGGAGTAGTTTCAGCTGTAGGAGATTTCTTCGGTGGTATGTGGGATTTTGTTACTGGAAAAACAACCGAAGGAAGCGAAGTTGTTAAGGCCAAGACGACGGAAATGTCGGATCATGTTTCTGCTAAAACAACAGAAATGTCAACGAATGCAACCTTACAGGCGCAATCCATGCAAACGAATGTCGGCCTTTCTATGGATGCAATGAACCTTGATACTCAAACCAAGGTTAGTACTATGAGTACAAATGTCGATACAAGTATGCAAGGTCTTGCAGCAGCTGCCGGTATCAACATGCAGATGTTTAGTAGCAATGTGTCTACTAATATGCAACAAGCCCAAACGACTGCAACGGCAGAGTCAGCTACAATGAATGCGAATGTATCAAGTAATTTGAGCGGTTTGAACACAAGTGCTAGCTCCTACATGCAGGCGCTTCAAACGGACTCAAATGCTGCATTTCAGACCGTCCAAAGTAATGCAAGTGCTATTTCTAGTAGTACAGCTGCTGCTGTTTCAGGTAATTATAGTACCATGAGTGGTAATGCGACAGGCTCAGCGAATAGCATGCAGGGATCTACTACTTCGGCATTTACTACTATGCAGTCTAATGCTGAAAGTAGCTCTCAAGCGGTTGCGAACGCTGTCACAAGTAACTTCAAGAATGCTGAAACTGCTGCGACAAATGCCATGAACGGTGTTTCTAAGGCTGTTACAGACGGCATGGATAAAGTTGATCAAGCTGCAACTTCAGGCGGAAACAAGATGGCTCAGACATTTGATAGCACTCTGAATAAGGTCAAGAGTTATGTCCAACAGGGTATGACTGCTGTATCATCTGCTTTTAATAGCGGAATGAATCAAGCTGTCAGCATTTCGTCTTCTGCAAATAGTCAGATTGTTGGTATATTCAATACACTAGCTAGCCATCTGTACTCTGTTGGTGTTCATGCCGGTTCAGGTCTCTATAATGGATTGGCAAGCATGGCCGGTAGTCTTTACTCACTCGCATATTCAATCGCTTCTAATATTGCAAGCGTGATGCGTTCTGCTCTGGATATCCATTCTCCTTCTCGAGTGATGAAATCTATTGGTGGATTCACAGGCGAGGGAATGTATATCGGTATGTCTGATTGGGTGCGCAGAATCAATGGCGTTGCGAAACAGTATGCGATGGCGATTACAGACCAAAGTTATGGCGTTGATAGCTTGATCACAACTTCGGCCAGTATGAATAATACTGGTCTGAAATCAAGCTTAGAAAATCTAAGTGATGATGTGAAGAATTCTCAATTATCAAACGCTAAATTTGAAATCCATAACGAAATTGTGGGTGATAAGATTTACACGTCTGTTAAAGAGCGAGAAGCGCGTGATCGTATCAAAGATGATTACTTTGTTTATGAATAGAAGGGCTACGAAATGGATTTACTAATTACACATGCTAATGCTGAGACTAAATTGTCTCAGTTAGGCATTTATAACATTAAAATCAATGATAGTACGCCTTCTGTTGAGGTGGACAGGCGTACAGTCAAAGGGCGTAACGGGTATATTCACGACGGGGTTACCCTGCGCCAAAAAACAATTAAAGTTTCTGGAAGGCTGGCAGTTGCTAGCCTTTCTGCATTTATGGAAAAACAAGATGAACTTGCAGGTTGGTTGTATGGTAATGAGCCTTATTTCATCACTAAAATGCACCCAGTACAAGATAACTTGTACGGATTTGAACTACCAGGAACGAAAACGGGAGATTTGAACCTTTTAGATATTCCTCACACTGCTTGGAAGTATCGATACAAGGTGCACATCAGTAATGAAATTGACTATAGCTTTATTGGCAAATCGGCAGCAGGTTTGAAATATAACATTTCTTTTGAACTGATAACTGCTGAGCTACCATTTGGCGAAACTGCTCCTAGAGACATTGTTTTGACTGGTGGAGTTATTCCGTACAAGGGCACAGCAACTCTTAGTCAGCTAGAGGTGCCTTATGTGGTCGAATTGACTGCAAGTGCTAGCCAAACAAGTTTCTTTTTGGAGATCGACGGAAGACGCTGGATCTACAACCATGCTTCTACACCGATTAAAGAAGGTGATAAATTGCGCTTGTCCGGTGTCGAAAATGTAATTTACAAAGGCATGGCATTGCCAGATTTGAACATCAACATTCGAACAAATTATGAATATTTTGTAATTCGGCCAAATCCGCAGAAACAAGTACGCTATTCTACGGATTTTAGGGGGACAATCAAAATTTTAGGTTTTAAAGAGTTATACAAGTAAGGGGGTGATAGATTGATTACATTTATCGATGAAAAAGGTACAGAACATAGTGCTCTAGTTGCTTATTCTGTGACTAATGCGGTCAACGGTGAAATTTCTATAAAAGGTACAATCTATACCAATGACAAAATCTTGCACGGTATAGGCCGAGGCTGGCGTTTTCGCTTAGACGATGAATATTATCGTATTACTTACGCAAAACCTAACGACACAGGACGACAGATTGAGGTTGAATTTGATGCAGTGCATCAGTTCTTCTACGACATGTCAAAATCAATGGTCTACACTACTTTGAATGGCTCAAAGCCGTTTGAAACATATCTACAAGCGATTTTTTCAGGTAGTGGCTATACCTACAATTTGGAAACGACGGTCGGGCCTATTCGAAAAGAGAATTTCGGAAATAAGTCTCGACTCTCGCTTTTCAACGATATCATCAAGGCTGCTGGGCTTGAATTTTCTGTCCGTGGCCATGTGGTCCGAATCTTAAAACGAATCGGAACAGATCTATCAACAATCGTTCGTAAAGATTTTAATATGAACGAGCTGAAAATAGAAAAAGATATCAACAGTTTTGTAACCTATCAACGTGGCCTCGGCGCTTGGAAAGACGACGAGGATCACTCAAAAGGTCGTTACGAAACATCATACGAGAGTCCACTATCTGCAATTTATGGACGAATTGAAGCAGACCCTGTTGTAGATGAACGCTACAAAGAAACTGGCAAGCTCTTAGAACGCTTAAAAGAGAATGTTGATAAGTCGTATAAGGTTTCTATTGAAATTGATATGGAAGACTTATCACGGGCTGGCTATCGAATCAGTCGTCCGAATCCAGGGGATTACATTATGGCCATTAACGAAAACTTAGGATTTCGCCAGAAAGTCCGTATTGTATCGTTTACTAGCGAATACGATGTAGGTGGTAATCTAATTAGTCGAAAGGTTATCTGCAATGATATTGGAACGGTTCAGCGTGCAACAAGTGAAATTAGTCATTTATCACGTACGCTAACTGATTCAATAGAAGGGAGCGAACGTGCCTTACAAACGGCCACAAGAGCTTTAGTGTCTGCAGATGGGAAAAACACAAACTACTTTGGAGATGTAAAGCCCTTAGATGTGCCAAAAGGGACATTGAGAAAAGGCGATCGTTTGTTTTTGACCGTCGGGGACAAAAAACAACTGTACTTTTGGAATGGTGCAGAATGGGAACTTGAACCGACGGAATTCGACCACGAGAAATTCGATATGGAATTCAATCGAAAATCTCAAGAAATTAAAAAAGCTATCCAAGAAAATAGGCAAAAAGCCGAAGAAGCGTTGCGAAATGCTGGCGCAAGCAGCTTACTCGCTCAGGAAGCAAAGCGGATTGGTCTGGATTCTGTTGCCAAACTTGAAGAGTTTAAGAGACAGGCTACAAGCGCTCAGACGGCTTTGTCGGGTGATTTGGACGCTCTGAAGCGAACAGTCACAAGCGAGGTCAACCAAGCGTCTGAGTATCGCAGAACGACCACAGAGGCTCTTAGTCGAATGACTGACCAGATGAATGGCTTTGCGACGAAATCAGAGGTCAGACAAGATGTGACTGGTCTGACAGAGACATTTGCTAAGCTTAAAACCGATACGAACAATCTGATTTCTGGAGCTAAAAGCGAAATCACTCTAGCAAAAACAGAATTCAAGAAAACAGCTGATGGATTGTCTGCTAAAATGTCAGCAGTTGAGAGCTATGTTGGTCAAGATGGTCAGCGACAAGAAGCCTTACGAAGATACACTCGAGACGAGAGCGCACGACAAGCGACAGCAGTCCGTGAGCTGGTCACAAGGGACTATGTTGGTAAAAGTACCTTTCAAGAAAGCATTCAGGGTGTTGAAAGACGCTTAGAAAGTTACTCTCTCGGGATTAGCGGAAACTTGCTGAAGAATAGTAATGACGGATTTCGCAATCAACATGCTAAAAGGTACAGACTTGTTGAAACCTTGCAAGCTAATCAGACATACACTCTTGTAACGAAATATTGGCATGGAGAAAGGTCAACAGGCCACACCTTTTTAGGCGGGGGTGGAAATTGGCGACACCTTACTTATAACAGAGCGATAGATGCGTGGATGGTGCAATTCACTCCTAAAGAAAATATCCCACAAGGAACTGAGCTTACTTTATCATCGCATCCATCAGATGCACTAGGTAATATGGATTGGGCAACACTCGTCCGAGGTCACATTCCTCTCACTTATTGGCAACCGGCTAAAGGCGATGTAGAAGAAGGCGTCACACAAAAACTAGCAGAGTACAAAGAGACAATAGATGGTCGATTTGCGAATATTGTTTCTCAGATTGCTGGAAAGGCTAATCAGACAGACTTCCAGAGAGTCAGAGAGACAAGCCAGCTCTATGAGCGTATTCTTGGAAATTCTGAGAATGGGATTGCGGATAAGGTCGCTCGTATGGCTATGACAAGCCAGCTATTCCAGGTTGAGGTGGCTAAAAATGTCGGAGATGGCCGAAATTATGTGAAGAACGCTGATTTTCGAGAGGGTTCAAAAAATTGGAAAGAAACCAATATTTCAGGATTGAATTTCAACTATGAACACTCATTGAAAAACAGAGGCAAGACAGGTATTCACATCTATGGTTCAGCTGGAAAAACCGAATTTTACGGAATACATCAAACATACAAATTTGAAGGTTCGAAAAACGATAACGTAATCGTATCGTTTTTAGCTTCAAAAGATGGAGCTAATGATTTTAGTGGTATTAGGATTGGTGTTCATTGTAGAAAAAACAATGCGATTATTTCTCAGATGTGGAGAACTATCCCAAATTCAGAAATCACAGGTTATTCGTATAAAAAAATAATCCTAACGTTTAACTTACCAGTCGATGTTGATGAACTTAACTTGATGATTTTTGGCGAACGTGATAAGACAATCAACCTTTATATTTCTGAAATTAAATTTGAAAAAGGTTCGACTGCTACATCATTTACGCTAGCACCAGAAGACACAGACGAAGCGATTCGTACAGTTCAGAGTCAACTTGCTGACTCATGGTCGGTTCAAAATCTGACAAGTGCTGGTTCAATCGTTTCTCAAATCAATGCGACTAATAACCAAATCTTGATTGAAGCTGAGAAAATCAGACTGAAAGGTAAGACCTTACTTGATGAATTGACGGCTATTCAAGGTTACTTCAAGCTCTTATTCGTAGGTGAAGGTGCGTTTGCGACTTTGAACACGGATATTTTACGAGCTAATTCTATTACAGCTGACAAGCTGATTATGGACCTTGCGATGGCCCGAAAATTCGTTTCAAGCGACCTCTTCACGGATACGCTTGCTGCTAAAGAAGCCTTTATCAATAAATTGCGGTCAGTCGTAGTTACAGCGACCTTGCTCGAAGGTTACAAGGGTCGTATTGGTGGATTTCAAATCGGTACGCATGAGAAAGATTCATCGATGTACTGGATAACTGGTCAAAACCAATTTTCAGTCGGTATGAGTAACGGTACTGGTCAGTGGTCACAGACGGCTTTGTGGGTCAATTGGGGCAACAATTGGGCGTATCCTGGAGATTATGCATGGTACGTGAAAAACAACGGAAAGATGTATTGTTACAATACAGCAGAATTTTGGAATACTCCTGTTATCCATGGAAATCTCCGCGTTACTGGTCACATTTACTACAACAATGAAAATTCAGGAAAATCTGGTTACTGGATTCACTCGTCTAAATACTCAAATTTTGAGCCTTCGGATAACTATCTTTACCTTTATTACAGCGGTTCAGGTTACGACTGGATTCCTATGAACAAGGAGATTTCAGACCGTCGTTACAAGCACAATATTGAAGCTAGTACAGTCTCAGGTCTCGATGTAGTCAAAAATCTGAAGACATACGGCTATCGCAAAGAATACGATGGCAAAATCGAGGACATTTCTTGCGGTATCATGGCGCAAGATGTCCAGAAGTACGCTCCTGAAGCATTTTTTGAAAATCCTGACGGTGCATACTCTTACAACACATTTGCTCTTGTGCCTTATCTTATTAAGGCCATTCAAGAGCTCAATCATAAAATAGAAAAATTGGAGAAAACAGCATGAATGAACAAGATAAACAAATCAGCAGTCTGACGATTAAATCGTTAGGTGAGAGAGTCAGTAATGAGGCTACTCAATCAGCAACTCTAGAAGCTCTCTATACAGTAACCGCCATGGAACTCGAGCAGATGAAACGAATCATCGAGTCAGACGAAGAACTCAAAGCTAAATTTGAAGAAGTGAAAGGAAAAATGACAAATGGCAATTAGTAATTATGAACTAGCGACCAAACCTTATACTCGTGGTTTTGGAGACAAAGTTACAACCGTTGTAGAAATCCGTTTGCAAGACGGGAATCGTTATAGCACTAACCAGCGGGAATTGGCTGGTGATCGTACACAAGACCAAGAGGATGTCTTAATTCAAGCGGTGCTTGATATCCTAAAGGCCGAGCTAGATCCAGGCAGTGCCATTGTCAAAACACAGGCGCAGCTTGAACAGGCCAATCAGAAGATTGCGCACAATAAGAGCGAGCAGGACCGACTCTCTGCACTTGCAAATAAAATTGACAAAGTCGTGCGTGTCATGGCTCAAGATTCTATCATGGGTGAGAAAATTGCCTATGGAACAACCTACAAGGAACTTGTCGAACTCTTCCCACTTGTTGAGGAAGGCAAGGTCTATCAACCAGGTGATATGTTTGTGATTGAAAATCCTGAACACGTTGAATTGAACGGCGAGGGCAAGCGTGTCTTGATTCAGACAAATCAGGCTTTCACCTACAAAGGCGAATCTTTCAAGCAGCTTGAAGGCGTACCATCTCAAAATGGTATCCTTGCAATCTGGAAGTGGGAAGGGCAAAAAGCCGAAAGTGATCTTGAAACTACTCGAGTTCCTGCACAGTAGATTGGAAGTGGTCTGATTGGAATTACTAGCATTTTTGGATAAATTGAGTCCGATTCTAATCGTGATCATTCCTAGCTATTTTTCTTTCAAAAGCACGCAGAACACAAAAGAGACTGACAAACAAATCAGTCTCTTATCTGATAAAATTAGTGCCATTGAAAAGACAGTCTCGAATGTTGAGGCTATCGGCAAAGATAATAGCAAAGGTTTGAGCGTTATTGGAAAAGGTCTTCAAAGATTACAGCGTTTTCGATTGCAAGAAAACCTAAAAAAAGCAATTAGACGAGGCAATACCAATCAGCATGAGATTGAGGAATTGTCTCGTCTATATGAAAGTTATGTCGAGCTTGGTGGAAATGGAGCCATCAAGGTACTGTATGAAAAATTTCTAGAATTAGAAATTGTGGAGGAAAATATAAATGCAACAGATTAACGAAATTTTACTAAACGGAGCAATCAGCATCCTTGTAATTTTGGCTGGAATCGCCGTTAAAGCGGTCAAGGACTACCTGGTTCAAAAAGGTGGAGAGAAAACCATCAAGATTGTCGAAATCTTGGCCAAAAATGCGGTCAATGCCGTGGAGCAAGTCGCTTCTGAAACTGGCTATAAAGGTCAAGAGAAACTTGATCAAGCACGAACTAAAATCCGTGCTGAACTGACCAAATATAACATCAGCATGACCGATAAGGACTTAGATACATTTGTTGAGTCAGCTGTCAAGCAAATGAACGATGCTTGGAAAGGGGAACAATAATGGATATTGATACAAGTAGAAACAGAGAAGGATTGCCTCAGGTCGGTGTACAACCTTATCGACAAGTCCATGCGCACTCAACAGGAAATCGCAACTCAACCGCACAAAATGAAGCGGACTACCATTATCGTAAAGACCCTGAACTTGGATTCTTCTCTCACGTTGTAGGAAATGGTCGTGTGATGCAGGTCGGGCCTGTAAATAATGGAAGTTGGGATGTTGGGGGCGGTTGGAATGCTGAGAGTTACGCAGCAGTCGAATTGATCGAGAGTCACGGAAGTAAAGAAGAGTTCATGCGTGACTACAAGCTATATGTTGAGCTGTTGCGAAATCTTGCGGACGAAGCAGGTTTGCCGAAAACACTTGATACAGGGAGTTTAGCTGGAATTAAAACGCACGAGTATTGCACGAATAACCAACCAAACAACCACTCAGACCACGTTGACCCTTATCCTTATCTGGCGAAATGGGGAATCAGTCGTGAGCAATTCAAAAAAGATATTGAAGATGGTCTGTCTGAATCTGGTTGGAAACGTAATGAAACTGGCTGGTGGTGGGAGGAGTCGGATGGTTCTTATCCGACAGACCGTTGGAAAAAAGTCAACAATGAATGGTTCTACTTTAATGAACGTGGCTATTGCTTAATTAATCGATGGTTTAATGATGGTAAAGACTGGTTCTATCTTGATAAGCGTGGCGCAATGGTTACAGGCTGGATGTATATCAATAACCGTTGGTACTACTTCAAGTCAGATGGTCGTATGGCTAAAGGTTGGGTGAAATACCGTGAAACATGGTACTATCTTGATGAAAAAGATGGAGATATGAAATCCGATCAATTTGTCAAATATGGCAATGGATGGTACTACCTAAAACCAGATGGATCTATGGCAGACAAGCCAGAGTTCACAGTTGAGCCAGATGGCTTAATTACTACTAAATAAATTTAAAAAAGAAAGGAGATTCTATTTTTCTTCTTAAATTAACCGCAGGCTCAGGTGAGGTAGCTATGAGAGTCCAATCTTGGATAGATGCTGGTAATTAGCCGCAGGCTCAGGCCTGCGGGCTTTTTTTGTTTGCAATGCAATAATAAAAGCAGTGACCGAAATCACTGCTTATCAGCTGTAGCAAATTCATAAAGTTTTTCTGCTGTGAGAAGTGCCATTTTGTCCATGCTTGTTTTTCCTTTTCTGAGGTCAGAAACGGTAGTCCATGGCACACCGGCACCTTGTGAAATAGCAGATGTAGAAATAGAACTGTTAAGTAATTCTTGAATAACTTTTCTCATATTCTTTACCTCAATTTTTATCTTAATCATATTATATAACGGAGAACCGAGATGTCAAGCGTTTTGATAAATTATTTCTAAATATTTTCGCCCCAAACTCGCCCCAAAAAACTTATTTTTTTATATTTTTTAATCGTTTTTGTTTCTAGGGAATCCACAAATAATAACAAATCGTGAATATAGATATATAGGAATACGTCTGCAGGGGGCATATGATCTACTGATTTTTATTCAGAAATCACTCAAGTTAAAATAGAACTCCAAAAGCGTGATACCACGCTTTTTTGTTTTCCATGAATGATGGAGACGAGAGAATTTGTATATAATTATAAAAAACAAAATATTCTAGTTAATTGCTTATAATGAT